ACTTCCGGGTCTCTCGAGTCCACCCGCGACAACATCGCCATACTTCGTCGCATAATCCCAACCCTTCTCTGGTGTACTCCAACCAGAGCGGACATTTGGGTGCTGTCCATCCACATCGAATACACGGACATCTCTTGAGCTAAACTTCCGTTCGAACATGAAGAAAGCATGGAGGTGAATTCCCCCATCTGTGTGCTCTTCACGTCCAATGATACACTCAGCTCCAAGGTCTCCAAGCATGTCGACAACGGAAAAAGGATCGAGATCGCCGCACTGAGCGTATGTGAGGAGTCCATATTTGGCTTGGAATCGAAAAGGCATGTGACTGGATCCAGGGTAACAGTTAATATTATTGTTACCCTGGATGGAGCCACGGAGACAGCTTTTATCATTAGGATCACATGTTAGTGTTACTAATGCCAAGTGTTGCCTGAAGGACTTAACCGAGGGCTGCTTGAAAAAAGTATAAATAGTGGCGTCATCCCCTTCGATCCTTACCTAATGGCTCGATCGAAATACTGCACTCTCTCTTGTCATCCTGACAACATATCGTGTCCCTGCAACGACAATGGCCTACTCAAGGAGGCGATACAGCGCTCCCAGGCGAAGATTTCGCAGAAACTTCAAGCGCCGTTCAAGCCGCCTCGCCTACCGAAGGCGAAACCGCTACATGCGCCGAACAACTCGGAAGAGGACCTGGACCACAAGGGCCATCCTCAACAAGACATCGCAAAAAAAGACTGATACTATGCAAGTATGGTCTGACACAGAAACTCCTGGCACTTTTGTGCTTGGTGGTGCTGTTATCCCGGCTGGCACTGGAGCTGTCAATCAGTTCCTTTGGTGTGCCACTGCCAGACCCGCTGAAAGCTCAACCGGAACCGAAGGTGGAGCTATCGACAAAGCTATCCGAACAAACACCAATTGCTTCATGCGTGGTGTCAAGGAAAATGTCTCATTACGTACAAACTCCGGGCTTGCCTGGAGATGGAGGAGGATCTGCTTCACAATGAAGGGTGATACCCTGAATTTCGGCAATAATGATCCGAATACGAGCAACGTGGCTAGGCAGACGTCAAATGGCATGATGCGCCTAGTCTCTGAGGACCTCTCCACAATTGATCGGGTGACCCAGGTTGTGTTCCGCGGACAGAACCAGACTGATTGGGTCAACCATTTCATCGCCCCCATCGATACCCGGAAAATAGTTCTCAAGTTCGACCGGACACGTGTTATTCAATCGAATAACAACAGTGGTACTGTCAGGTACTACAAGGACTGGTTCCCCATGAACAAAAACCTCTACTATGATGATGAGGAGAATGGAGACCAAACGAATACTGCTATGTTCTCTGTAGAGAATAGGCAAGGCATGGGTGATTACTACATCTATGACATATTCGAACCACAGGGAGGAACTTCTAGTGACGCAATTCAATTTGAACCCCAAGCTAGGCTGTATTGGCACGAAAAATAGGTTGGTCAATGCACACGAATGTGCAGTTGATCATCAACCAATCAACGTCCACGCCAGCGTCAGCGAGGGGATTGTTGTTAGCAATATAAATACAAGGCCTGCCCCACTTAATCTTCTGTTTGTGCCTGTACTTGTCTGTAGCCCAAAACTCCAACTGACAACCCAACCAAAATTTGTAACTGTGAAAGAATGACAAACCCCCCTGCATATCGTCGAAAACGGCATAATCGACGTCATCGACAGACTCGTCCAAGGAGAAGAGACCGCCGAAATACGCATGAGGGCCCAATGATCTGGCCCATAGCGTTTTGCCTGTGCGGGATTCTCCGTACAGTACTAGAGATCTTCGTCGTCCTATGCTTAGTCAGCAAGCGCCCAAAAAACCCCTAGATATCTTTCTATTCCCTGGGCGCCCTCGAGTCGAGCCATCCGCCGCACGGGCCCTTGGGACCGCATCCCGCAGGGATGGGCCGTGCGCGGTGCGGAGACGACGGGCAAGATACACTCACCTTCAACTCTAGGTCCCACCAGATTTTGTTGTACCCACTGATCGAGTTCTGGAAAGCCTGTTGTGTCGAACGATATGATTGGAGGGTGAATGTAGGGTTCGGGTTCAGGTCGATACCGCCAATCGGCATAACATCGGAGGGAAGTGAAGTTACGCAGAAGTGTTCCCGGAGCCAGTCTCTCGCAAGCTTCAAAAAAGCTCTCTCGGTCTTCTGAAAGGAGGATTGTAGTCCATACAGAGCTAGACGCAGAAACCCGACTTCCGGGTCTCTCGAGTCCACCCGCGACAACATCGCCATACTTCGTCGCATAATCCCAACCCTTCTCTGGTGTACTCCAACCAGAGCGGACATTTGG